CCTCGAATATCTGTTTTGATCTCTTCGACACCTTTATCTATGCTTTCAAGTTTTACGATCATAGTCGTGAGCTGTGTCGTTTCCGTTTCTGTATCCTTGCGGTTATTGCGCTTAATATTGACAGCTCCGGAATACAAAGCAAAGGCTACTGAAATAACTGATATAAGCAGCGCAACTTCTATTGTCATGACTTCACCACCCAGCCGTCTACTCCAGGCTCTGATACGTTATAATCTCTGGTGCTTATCCATATTTGATTATTATGGTATACTTCGTCGCCTGTCATATATGCGTCAACATCACCGTAAGGCTGGACCCAATCATAATAGCCGTTTGTTATACCGATCTTTTTGTATAAGCTGACAGCCTGATCGGGCGGCCACTGAATTGCGGACGTATGGTTAAGCAGGACCATATACAGCTGTGCGTCGCCCATCGGCGTATATCCCCAGCGGAATATATCCGCAGGCGTGCCATTTTGCAGGTCCCTGGCTTTATATTGTTTGCCGATCTCATACTCCGGAAATACAGAGGCGCACTGCAGTATCGCGTCTTTGTTTTGTTCCGGATCCAAAGAACATATAAAGATCTGCACTGCTCTCCGGAACTCTGCCATCATTTGAAGCTTATTCATTTGTTCCACCTCCAAGCAACACGCTTAGCAGCTCGTTTATCTCGTCAATTCTATCCTCATCTGACGGATCAGGTTCCAGCGGCTCACCGTCACGATAAAACGTACCGTCCTCAAATTCGTCGCCTATATGTACAGGATATTGTCCTATATCCCATATCGTTGTACCTATAGGGAACGACATGCCCCTTATGCCTTCATCAGAACATATGATGATATTTTCAACATTTCCGTTGATAATTACTGCCTTTTTCATGCTCATGCTGCATACCCCCATCTTACTATTACTCTGCCGGACCCGCCGGGGGCTCCTTCTCCGTAATTTGAGCCACCGCCTCCGCCGCCTCCGCCGCCGGTGTTATTATCGGCCTGTAAACCTTTTGCATACGAGCTATTTGCTCCGTTGCCGCCCTGTCCACCTCCGCCTTCGCCGCCGGAGGATCTGTTTCCTGCTCCGCTAGCATACGCGCCGCCACCGCCGCCGCCGCCTGCGTATAAGGTTCCGCTTACTTCGCCAAAGGCTCGCGTTGTGGTTCCTTGACCATGAAAATAGTTGCCTGATGATTTAATATCGTGGTTATTGCCATAACCCCATGAGCCGTCAGATCCACCTGTGCCACCGGTTCTATATGCTTTAACTGTGGTACCTGCTTCTCCGCCTCCGCTGCCGCCCCAGGAGCCATTTGTGCCGCCGTTGTTATAAGTGCCTTTATAGCCGCCTTCAGCGGTTATATTGCTTATACTTGTAGCGCCTCCATTTGCGTCTTTAGCTCCTCCGGCTCCTATCATTACGGTATAGCTTGTATCGGCTGCCAAATTAAGCGCTGCTGTTGTTGTATATCCTCCGCCGCCTCCGCCGCCGGGTATTATATTACCTTCTCCGTCGTCGTATGGGCTGCTTCCGCCTCCGCCGCCGCCTAAGGCAAATACTTGATAATTGGCCTTCGCCAGGCTTAAGGTCCCGCTCGAATATAATTCTATATATCCTTGTACAGCGTCCCCGAATATGGCATATGATCCGGTATACGTCGGCAATGTTATGCCTCCGCCTTCTGCTCCGGCGTACAAACCTAATCGTCTTGATATTCTCATTATCCGAGCGCGCCTCCTAATATCCAGGTATTTGTGTCTATCTTTTTCAGTACGGCGCAACCATGCTGCTCCGCTATTGTTAGAGCGCTGCCGGTTTTGTTGATCGTGACACCTGATGCAGCTGCTACTGTTACGCTTCCGGATCCGCCCCGGTAAAGCTCTATTTCCGTTCCGACAGGGAAGGCGACGCTTGTATTTGTCGGTATGGTTATAGTGACCGCACTTGAAGAGCTTATTTTTTGAAACGTTCCGGCGTCTGTCAGTGCCAGCGTTTTACTTGCTGAAACCGCTACGATATATGCGCTTGCCTGGGCAGCAGTAAGTTTAGTATTGCTGTCAAGGCTGGCTACGCCCGAAGCAGCTCCTTTATCCGTTGAAGGAATATAACCTGAGACGGTATCGTCTACATACTTTTTCGTTGCAGCGTGCAGATCATTTGAAGGCGCTCCGGATAAGGTAAGAGCCCCGGTCATTGTGCCGCCCGCTTTGGCTAAAAATGCCGCGTCGGCGTCGTCAACGTATTTCTTTGTGGCTGCATGAAGGTTTGACGATGGGGCGCCGGCAAGAGTAAGATCTCCGGTCATGGTCCCGCCCGCTTTGGCTAAAAATGCCGCGTCGGCGTCGTCAACGTATTTCTTTGTGGCTGCATGAAGGTTTGACGATGGGGCGCCGGCAAGAGTAAGATCTCCGGTCATGGTCCCGCCCGCTTTGGCCAAGAAAGCCGCGTCAGCATCGTCTACATACTTTTTCGTGGCTGCGTGCAGGTCGCTTGTCGGTGCTCCGGATAAGGTAAGGGCTCCGGTCATTGTGCCGCCGGCTGCCGGTACGGCTCCGACGTCTGAAGCTCCGAGAATTACTGTGCCAGACATACCGTTAACCGAGCTTACGGATCCGGCTGCAAATGCTGTATCATCGACATATTTTTTCGTGGCTGCGTGCAGGTTTTCGGTCGGAGCTCCGGATAAGGTAAGAGCTCCGGTCATTGTGCCGCCGGATTTCGGTAGGAAGTCTCCTATTTCTGTTTCTACTGCGTCTATTTCATCGTCTACATACTTTTTCGTTGCAGCGTGCAGATCATTTGAAGGCGCTCCGGATAAGGTAAGAGCCCCGGTCATTGTGCCGCCCGCTTTGGCTAAAAATGCCGCGTCAGCATCGTCTACATACTTTTTCGTGGCTGCGTGCAGGTCGCTTGAAGGCGCTCCCGATAAAGTTAATGCTCCGGTTAAAGTGCCGCCGGTCAGAGGCAGCATATCATCTATCTCGCCGTCTAATACGTCAATAGCATTGTCTACATATTGCTTTGTCGTGGCCTCAAGATCGCTTTCAGGATCGTCTGCAAGTATAAGAGATCCGGTCATTGTGCCGCCCGCTTTGGCCAGAAGAGCCGCGTCAGCGTCATCTACGTATTTCTTCGTGGCTGCGTGCAGGTCGCTTGTCGGTGCTCCGGATAAGGTAAGAGCTCCGGTCATTGTGCCGCCAGCTTTGGCCAACAGCAGCGCGTCAGCGTCGTCAACGTATTTCTTTGTGGCCGCATGCAGGTCTGAAGTCGGGGCGCCGGACAGGGTAAGGGCTCCTGTCATGGTATCACCCGCTTTAGCAACAAGCGTTGCGTCGGCGTCGTCAACGTATTTCTTTGTGGCTGCGTGCAGGTCAGCTGTCGGGGCGCCGGATAAGGTCAATGCTCCCGTCATGGTTCCGCCCGCTTTGGCCAACAGCAGCGCGTCAGCTGCGTCTACATATGCCTTTAAAGCTTCCAGCAGCTCCTGCACTGTAGATCCGGTCAGGCCGGTTATACTCGAAGCGCCTATAGAGGCAGCGCCTGAAGCAGCCAGCTCGTCTATAAGATCGTTGAATTTATCCAGGGCGATCATGCTCTTAGCGATATAGTCAAATCGTGCTTTGAGCTGTGCCGCAGTAAGCCCGTCCTCGGAAGGACGGTCCGATAAGCCTGCTATCGTGTTGCTTGCAGTAAAGTCTGCATTTGCAAATTTATGGTCGGTTATTGCCACTTTTATACCTCCTTGTTATCTCATATGCCCGCTTAACGTAAACCGTTTAACGATGCCGAATACGCCGAAGCCTTCGTCTTTCGCATCGTTTCTTACGGTGATCCTTAGCGTTTGGTATTTTCTCAGCTTAGCCCTTACCGGTATTACCCTGGGGCTTTCTGATGTCTCAAAGGAAAATCTTGAAAAATCCAGATCTGAAAAATCAAAAATGTCAAGTCTCTGCGACGCTGCTACTTCTCCGAAGTCTTTTTCAGTTTCAAATATTACTGTCGCTGATGAATGAGTATACGGCTTGATCATTACGCCGCAGCCCGGTGATACCAGGCTTTTATATGCTGTAAACAGGCCATCGTCGTCTGCCTTCGTGCTCCATGACGCTACTATAGCCTGGTCGTCGTCGTTGTATCTGTCCATTTTATCTTTGTCGCTGTTAAATCGGCACACTCTGCCGTCAGCTGTTCCGAAGTATAACGTTCCGCCTGATTTCATAAAGCAGCGGGCAGGTATGTTATCCCAGTGATAGCACTCATATACATAGTCACCGTTCTGCTGTTTGTATGTTTTGTTCTGCCGGCCGTCAAGTATATATGCCCGGCCGTTAATTGCTACGATATAATAGCCTTCCCATTCTACGGCTACGGCGTCCTTTAGCCCGCTTTCTTTTGTCAATGCCAGGTCAATAAAATATGATCTGTTCTGTACCATCTTCTCAGAAGTTATAATATTGCTCGTTACAGCAAACACGCCTTGCCGTGATAAAAACAACGGTTCGCCGCGAAGGTTGCCGAAGCATTTACGCGATATGGCGCCTATGCCCGTGACGCAAGGCTCACGGACGAATATCATTTCATTGTTCAATGTTGTGTCTTTACGCAGATATACAGTTGAATCCTGGTCGTTATCTTCTTTGATAATGGCAAGGTATTGACCGATCTGTAGATAGCCCATAATATCAGTTTCATCTGTACCAACATTGTCGTAGCCGGTATCAGGCCAGTACGTAGGATCATTAAACCCGCTATGGTAGTCTGTTCCTTTTACGGATCCGGCGCAGAATATCGTTGTACCGGAATATACACCCGCTACAAGCGCCTTCTTAACTTTGTCTGCATATCCGGTTCTATTTTTTGACGCTGTGATCCGCACATTATCAGCGCCGGCTATAGGCGATATGCCCGGCGGGTTCGTAAAAGTTACCTTGCCGGTGTTATAGTTGCAGCTATAATCTGTTGGCGCCGTTAAGGTGTTCCAGGTGCCCTGTGCGTCCATTACTTCAACTTTGATCGGAACTGTTGAATCAAGATTATCATAAGATAGCTGGTACTCATCTATGCCAGCCTCTCCCAGAAATCCCTCTGTCCATTTTGGCTGAATAAGGTTGATTGGTTCCAGCGGCGTGCCGCCTCCGCCTGAAGGGGAACGGCCTATAATTATTTCAGGTATTCTGCCTTCAACGGCTGTTATTGTAGATCCGTTGTATACAAGATATTCATTGCCGGTAAAGATATACAGCTTGCTGGCAAAGAAGATCGCGCAGCTGCTGCCGTCGTTTATTCCGGATATAAGCGGCGTGCCGAGTAACGGATCCGTCGCATAATCCCAAATCTTAGAGCCGGCATGAATAAGTATCTTCTCAGTGCCGTTTATTACGGCCCTGTATATGCCGTTTATCTTCGGCGCGGGCGTGCCCGAATATGTTTTTAAAACGCGCCAGCCCAGCCTTTTCTCTGGCATGCCGCCGGTGTCGCTTATAAGGTTAGGAGCCCAGGGGCTCCGGTTGTCGTCACATAACGTCGGATCTGTCGACATGTCGACGCCCTTGAAGCTTCTGTATATCTTTGTTTTTACTGAGTTGAAGCTTGAGAATCTTATGTTCTTCATAATCCGCGTGTCACCGCCTTGATGTATCCGACGTCACATTCGTCTAAGCCGTTTTTATATGCCTGGTAAAAAAAGCTCAGCTGTGCAGCGTCGCGTTCGTCTGATATAAGCTTTGCTGCGAGGCCATAAACGAGCGCGGCCCATATAAGCTTTGTTTCGTATGTTATTTCTTCTGCCAGCCCGGTTATAAGCGGTATCTCTTCCAGCTTTTCCTTGCCGGCAGCGTGTCTCATGCGGTTATTTATGTCAAAGGTTTCGGCCAGAAGGTTGTTGATAACTTTCGGCGCGAAAGCCGTATAGCCTTCAGTGATGCTAGCTCCAAACTGAGCCGCTGCAGCGGTTAAGAGGTCCTGTCCTGTCATGGTTTTATATCTCCTTTTTTATCAGGATAAGGGAGCCGGGTGCCGGCTCCCTTAATGCTATCATTTAGGGCAGCCTTACAAGGGCTACCTTAGTGTCACCGGACGAATCTGTAAATTTGATATATCCTTTATTCGTTCCGGTCGTGATAAGGAATTTAGCGCTTTCTATGGCCAGTACCTTTGTCTGGCCGGCAGTAAGGCCTATGTCAACGTCGGCCGCTGCCGCGCCCAGGCCGTCACCCTTCTTAAGTTTAAGGGTTGTTACGGCGTTGCTGGTGTCAGCGTTTATAAGCACTATAAGCGCTCTTTCGTCAGGTACGTCCCACTTAAGGAAAAGGCCGTCGGTCGCGTCTATTGAGGTGCCGATAAAGGCCCCTGCAGTACCGCGTACGAGGTTTGTAGATACAGTTACAACTGCTGCTGCCATTTTTTATTCCTCCTCATTGATTAATAAGATTTAAATGCGTAGCATTCCTGCGGCCGTATGATCTTTCCGCCGTATACGTTAAGGCCTTTTATCGCGTCAGAGAACAGCGTTTCAGGACGGTAAGCCTCTACGTCGTCTATTGCTGAAGCGAAAGCGCAGGCTTTATCGCTTTTAATGATATTGTGGTAATAATTGCTGCCGTCTTTATACAGGTTATTAGACATTTTTATTCTGATACCAAGGTATTTACCGATACTGCCCTTACCTACAAGATCGTCGTTATCGGTTTTATCTTCTATCATTGCTTTGGCAAGATATGTATATACCTTTGGTGTCAGATATGCCGTTACTTTGTCGACAGTGGGATTTACGCCATTGTCTTGCAGCCATATAAGAGCTGCTTCAAGTGCGGCTTCTGCTTCGGCTGCTGTATCAATTTCTACCGCCGAGGCGTTATATCCAGCACTATCTGCGCAGATCTTCGCTATATAGCTGTCTCTTTCCTGAGCCATTGCGCGGGTGCTTTCTTCCATAAGGGCTTCCATGAGGCCCGGAGTGCTCTGAGCTTCGTCAACATCGTCGACCATGAAATTGAAAAATTTAGCCTGGTCAATGTCAAGGAACTGTGCCGAAGTGGGTACAGTTTCAGGCGTGCCGATAGAGCTGCCGGTATAGGTGCCGATAGTGGGGCGGTTAACGCCGAGGATCTTTACCTGCTTGGCGTATTTGATCTCGCCCTTAAACTTATAGTTACAATCGGGCTCGAATACGGTGAATTTAGGCAGCTGGTGCTGTATGTTCTTACTCCATACGAGTCTTTTAAAATTTTCATATGCCATTTTTAATCATTCCTCCTATTTCCATTTTGTCATTGATCTTTTTACGGCCTCTAAGATCTTCGGATCATCAAGGTCCTTTTCTGTTAATTTGTCTACTTCGGCGGGGCTGTAATAGTCTTTCTGTCGTGAGCTATTACTGCCGACCGCTCCTATAGACGGCGGCTTAAGCTTATTGTGTGCTTCAGACACAGCCTGCGTTGCTGCATAGGCTGCCAGGTTAGATACTCCGGCTGCTCTGAGCCTGGTATACTCCGGTCCCAGATCGTCAAGCTTTTTGATTTTCGCACCGGGATTATATTTATTTATTTCAGCTATATCCCGGTCGTATATGCTCTTATAGCTTATTTCCCGTAATGCTTCAGTTTCCTTCTGCAGGCGCTGATATTCCGGGGAAGATAAGACGGCCTGTTTGATCCTTGCCTGGTCCTGCATTCGTTCCATTTTGACCTGAGCTGCGGTCTTACCGCTTGCCCTGGCTTCAATTTCGTCGGCCATATCTTCGGCACTTCCATTAAAGCCGTAGCCTTTCAGCGCTGTCGTAAGCCTTTCGTAGTCAGCTCTTAATGCTGCGGCTTCCTGTCGCGCTGCTTCGGCCGCTCTTCTCTGAGCTGCTGCCCAGCTATTGAGCGCCCTGCTTTGTGTTTCGCTTATGCTGTCCGCCCGGTTCGCGGCCTCCGGCTGGCTTTCGCCTTCTGCTTCTGCAGCAGTTTCGGCGCCAGTTTCGCTTACGTCAGCATTGCTTTGGAGGTCAACGTTTTCCTCCTGCACGTCGTTTACCGTGTTTAAATTTTCTTCCATGATTTTTTATGCTCCTTTTTTCTTTTTAGTATTTTTCTTATTTTCTGCGGGCTCTCTTACTACCCGCTTAAAATAACGATCTTTACACTTCGGGCACTCGAAAAGAAATACGTCTACGATACGGCCCTTGTCGTCTGTTTCTGTCGAGGATCCTACGATCCGCGCGTCTACGTCACACTTACACACTTATATCACCCTTCCTGCTGAGATCTGGCTCAAGAGCTCCTGAAGCTGTGCGTCATTTGTCGGCTGCGCTGCAGGTATTTGTATTTCCGGTATCTGTGCCTGCGGTATAGCCTGCTGAGGCATTTCTGCCGGCATCTGCTGCGGTATTGGCATCTGCATAGGACCCGCTGCTTGTGCCTGCATCTGCTGCATCTGTGCCTGTCTCTGAGCCTCTTCAGCTCGCGCTGCCAGTATCTTCATTAGCTTTCTCTTAGGTATCGCGCTGTCGTCATCTAAGAGCTCTACGAGCTCGTCGAACGTTATATGTCCGCCCGCAAAGAAGTTGATTAGGCTCTGCTCCTGTGCGGCTTTACTGTACGGATCTACCGGCGACACTTCGATTTTTACTTTAGAGCTCAGTTCCTGAAGATCTTCCGGCGGTATTATCTCTATGCCGGCAGGCGTTATAATTTCTATGCCTTCGGGCGAATACGCGGCCAGAATATCCAGCCATATAACGGCTATATCTTCGCAAAACTGTTTGAAGCGCGCTGTCTGCTCATTCAGTGGAATAGCAGCCTGATCTCTGGCGGCTATTATTGCAGCTCCGGAGGCGTTTTCCGGATTGATATTTCCGAGTGCGGCGTCGCCGGCGCTGGCCATGTCTCTCGTTATGCTTATAAGCTCCTGCTGCAGCTTATGCGCGTCGGGGCTCATTGACATAGGCTGGATATACGAGAAGGCGTCCTGCACTCGTTGAACGCTGCCGCTTACTTCCAGGGCTATTCCTATTTTGTCTATATCTTCGGGGTTATCTATGGCGTTTGAAGAATATACAGGCTTACCGAATGCGTCCATTTTTGCCGATATGATCCTTCTGGCCAGCATTCTATTTGTTTCTATCTGGTTAGGTATTAATTGCTCAACTTCACCGTGGCCGCGTGCGCTGCCTTTCTTCGGCAGCCATATAAGATTTGCCAGCGGATATTTAGTCATGCCGGGTATAACTGTGTCCGGCTGGTATATGACGGTTTTTGTTAGCCGCATGAAATGTATATTGTTTTCTTCATCACGGTACAGATACAGGAGGCAGCTGCACTTACCGTCACCGCCCTGGACTTCTTCCTGTTCGCCTATAAGGCGGCTGGTATCGTCGTCTGACATAATGCTTGCTATTTCTTCTTCATCAATGCCATACTGTTCAGCGTCAGCTTTTACAGCGTCAACGCTGCGGCGCTCGTATATGATGATATATTGCTGATTCTGTATATCTTCTTCCTGCTCGTCGCTCAGGTATACGTTTGTCTTGTCGATCATCTGATTATGAAATTGATCATCATAGAAGAATATCCAGCCTTCTCCGGATATGCAGCTTTCTTTGATTATGTCCCATTGCCGGCGGTCCATGCGTGCGTTCTCCCAGATCTGAGATATAAGCCCTTCAAGGCCTTTATAAATATCGCTGTGGATCTGATCGGTGCTGCCGGTATCGTTGAACGTAATGGCCATGTTTTTCATTGCGACCATTGCTATCTTATATTCACATGTCGGCTGTATGAAGTTATACATAGGCAGGTTCTCGCCGTCGCTTTCGAGGCCGTACCACTGGTCACCCTCAAAGAATCGGTGAGCCTGTTCGGCCTTATCATACATGCCGGTTTTCTCGTGATGGTTTACGCCTTCCTGGTATTGCGACCATATTCCCGCGGCGTCTTTTGCAATCATATCTTAATCTGCCCCCTTGAAGTTCCGTCATATGCTTCCAGATTCTTAATGATCTTTTCGAGCCGGTCCTGAGCCTGCTTCTTTTCTTTGCTTATTTTTTGCTTCTTTTTAGGCAATTCAATCGGATCCGGAGCTCTGCCTTCCTGCATTGCCTTGCCGTCTCTTAATCCCATACGGTACGCAAATATGCAGCATACAGCTGCTATAAGGCCCGCTATTGTCGTTATTATCATATTGCTTTCACCCTTTCGCCGCGTCCTGCGGCGCTCTTCTTCGGTCGTTCACTCTTGAAGTTATATACAGGATCCTTTACGATTTTGGCTGCGTGAGGCCTGCCGGCGATCATATAACGCAGCGCGTCCGGCGCGTGCGTGATCTCATGCGGATATATGGCGCAATCATTCGGATCATGTTCATCGTGCTGCAGCAGTGGCAGGCATCGGATCAAATTCCTGCAGGTGCTGAAGATCTTAAGCCCCGGCGTGCCTTCTTCATCAGGGGCAAGCCATTCCTTAACGCTTAACCAGCCTTCAATCCTTCCGTTGACGCCTACCGGCGTGAGCTTTACGCCCGCTTTTTCAAATCCTTCTGCCAGGCTTTGTCCGGTATCGGCGCTTCGGCCCCATAGGTCCTTCGGCGCCAGAACGGCATATACTTTCTCTTTTGCAAGGTGTTCTTTTATTCTTTTTGCCGCTTCTGATACGATCAGATTAGGTTCGTATATTTCCCTGTATATATATACATGCCCGCTTTCATCAAATGCCGCCCACAAAACGGCCAGCATATCAAGGCCGTAGTCAAGCGATACGTACTTTCTCCAATGATCCGGAATAGGGAAGGGCTCTGTTACATGCTTCTCATGCCTGAATTCAGGGAAGTATTGGCCCATGTGTATATTCCAATCTCCCAGCAGCCAGGCGCGTCTTATATCCTCCGGCTGGTTTTCGAGCATCTTGACATAATTAGGATCTCTTTCCATAAGGACCGTATTGTCATAGACTCTTGCCGGAATAAACGTGTAATCGTTAGGATCTTCGCTGTTTTTATAGTCTCTGTCTATGAATAAACGCTTGACCCAATAATGGCCTATACCTCCGGGATTGCACGATAGATACATTCGCTTCGGAAAATTGTTTGTACCTCTGAGGCAGGCGGTCAACGTTGAAAACACAAATTCACTTATTTGTGTGGCTTCGTCCACCATGATTATGTCCATTTCCTGTCCCTGATATTGAAGAACGTCACGATCACCGTCGCAATATCCGAATCGGATCCGGGACCCGTTTGGAAATAATATGGTTTTCTGTGTGTCGTTGTAACTTGTTACTTTGTTCAGCGCTGTCGTTAACGGCAATATATGATTTTCTCGCAGCTCCGGAAATGTGCGTCTCAGGATCAATATTTTTATGCCAGGATATTCTACAGCTAAAAGTATTGCCTTATTCCTTAGGGCCCAGCTCTTACCTCCGCCTCGCGCGCCTCCGTATGCTATGAAACGCGTATCAGCTTTAAAGAACAGTTTTTGCCGTTCGTTCGGCGGCGCTATTTTTATGATCATTTTGCGTATTCTTCCAGGCTGTCATCAAGCATTATGGATATTGAGCCTTCGTGCTGTGTTTTTTCTGTGAACAGCTTATGATACTTGCCCAGCAGCTCTAAAGCATCAAGTCGCTGCTTTACGGTTGGGGCTCTCATCTGCTCGTTACCGTTTATGTCATATGTTGGATATTTTTGAGCGCCGGTCGCGATCAGTGTCAATTCCTCAAGTACCCCTTGCCCGTTAAGTATAAGCTGCTGCATATATTGTTCACGCGCGTACGCGCGCATACTCTCGACCCTTGCCCTTATCTTGTCCTCTGCCATCAATCTGCTGGCCTTTTCGTTTATTGTTTTATTGCTGGCCTTTTTAGGACTATAGGCTTCTCTGTAGGCGTCAGAGTATGTCATTCCGCTTACGACATATTCTGCGAATAATTCCTGTCTTTTTGTCAGTTTATCAGGGTTTTCCATTGTTTCACTCCTATATCAAGCGTCGGCCCCTCCTCCGATTAATTCGCTTGTACAACTCCCCTCCGGCTTTGCAGCTATGATCAAGTCTCCCCATTCTTGAAGTTTTTGCTGCCAGTTCCGGCACACCATTAACGTGCATGTTTTTTACGGATCTGCACGTTATTTGTTTCGGGAATATATATAAAAGGCCGCTTTTTGGCGGCCTTTTATCGTTATTAAATTATCACATTATTGACGACATGAAGCGACATCTTTTATTTTTATTTTGGCCAGAGCTGCTCCGTGTAATCGTTCGACGTGTCGCGTTGAATAATGGACCTCGCGCGCGATCTGGTAGAATTGTTTATTATCCAGGTATCGGCGCTGCATGATCAGGCGCAGCGTCGCGTCGTTTAGACCCGCTATAGCTGTTTCAATCTGAAGGCGCAGCTTAATAAGGCTTTTTATCTGCCTGTTTAGCCGTTGCTCTATCAGCTCTATATTGGCCACTGCCGTCTGAAGATCCGGTGAATCCTTCTGCAGTGAATCAGAGAATTCCCGCCAGCGCCGCAGCTCTTCCTTATTGCGCCTTATTTCCAGTGCCAGCGGAAGGTACTGGCTCAGATATTGCTTTTTGTTTTGTGAGTTCATTTTTCTTCCTTTTCGGGTTCAGTGTGCAGCGCTCCGGCGGCACGTCTCTTGTTTCGCCTGTTATATAGCAGTAATGGCAGGCCCAGAGGCCTTTATACAACGGCCTGTAAAAAGGGCAGCCGATACAATACCTGTTTTTCATTTTTGTAATCCTAAGCTGGCAAAATATGCGTCCTTGCCTTCTTCGTCTAAGGATCCGATTTTTTCAATGCATTCGCGGCAAAAGTTTATGATTTTGCCGCCGTCAAGTACAAATCCCAGGCCGTTAGGCACGCCGTCCCTATAACCGGGCTTGAAGATCTTGCCGCACCTGTCGCAATGAATTTTCTTCTTTGTCATTCATTCACCCTCCTTTTTAAGTCGTTCAACCATCTATGCAGCCGTATTGTACAATTTGCACATAGGTCATATTCGCCACCTTTTTGAGCTGTCACATTATTGATATAAATACTATATTTGGAGTCATGAATATAAACTTTTCCTTGTATCAACTCTTCATCAATTACTGTGTCACATATGTCACACTTTTTAAAACTTGCCATTATACGCCACACTCCATTCAGACTAACTTTCAACCTCTGTGTATCTATCATTCCACAAAGCTATTGCTTCTTCTTCCGTCTTACACAAGTCTGTTTCCACTGCCATTCTGCAATTAGGATTAACACAGTGCAACCAGTACATTTGTGTTCCTTCTGGTGTATCTGAATTATATGCATACTCTGTAGTCATTTGAATAAGCAGCCTAGTCCCGCAAAAAGGGCATGGTTTTAATTCGTTCATTCATTCACCCTCCTACCGCAATGTGGGCAATAAAACCAATCGTTAAATAATCGAAAATGTGATAAGCTGTCATCATTTGTTTTAATTTCATTTTCCCATAATTTACTCATTAACCATAATTCACTCAATTTATCATTCTTTCCCCATCGTTCAAGTAATTCATCATATTGTGAATTACCATCAGCGATATTTGTCATATAATAACCGCAATGTGAACAATGGAACAGATAATTATCATTCGGATTCATTCATGTTCACCTCCTGTTCTCTGTTCCACTCTATCCGTGCTTCGTGTTCGGTAGAACACATTATTCTGTTCATAAGACAACATGGAAAAAAAGATTCGCTGCAAAAAACGATAAAGGTATTTTCTTGCGGTAATATAACTGCTGCTTCCCCGCAATACTTACACGGTCTGAGCTTGATATGAGCCTTAATTCTCATGCTTCTCCTCCTGCAATTCGTTCCATGCCTTCTTTGCCTCTTCCGGATCACTGTATAATGGCTTATCTCGGAAATAATATTTATTCGTTAAACACATAGGATTAGAACAGCGATAGCCGTACAGATCTACGCCGTATTGATTTACTATTATCGGCTGCGCAGCGGCGTCGCAATAATTGCAGCGGCTTAGCTCAATATGATCTTTTTCTTTCTCCATCTTTAAGCCGCATTGCGGACAATAATTATAATTATCCGTCATTACCCGCATGCCACATTCAGAACATTGCCATAATACCTGGCTTTTTATCCATTTCGGTTTATTAATTTGTTTTGCGTTAATTATTTCAGACATTGTTATCCTCCTTAAGACTAAGCAAGTAGTCAGCCGATATATTGAGCCGCCTGCAAATGCAAATCAATGTATCAGCCCGGGGATTTGTCGCGCCTTTACAGATTTCTCGTATTGCCGACGATGATACACCAATATCACGCGCCAGCTGCGCCGGGGATATTTTATTGATCGCCATTGCTACGCGCAGCTTAGTTGCTAGGTTGTTTTCGATCATGCCGCATCATGCCTCCTTATCAATTTCAAGTTTAATGTATTTCCATATGACCATCATTTGATTGTCATTCAGGTACAAAATATCCGGGTTTTCGTTTCTCGTGGTCTGCTTACTTAATACATAGCCCTTCGGTGTCCTGGGCGCTCTTCGGGCAGCTGTAGGATTAATCGGCTTCGGTTTTGATACTTCCGGCTCTTTCAGATTCTGCGAGCAGCTCCATCGGCGCCGGCCTGGCTTGTCCTGCTTGCCTAAATATCTGGCCAGAAAACTATAATCTCCGCTGCTGTCAAGGGTATCGGTCGGTGCTCTTCCGTGTCCTTTGATCTTTCGCTGCGTCTTTCTGTCTTTCGGATCTGATTCATACTGCCATAAGTTACGAGCTGCATCTGAGCTCATGGCGTTTATGATCATATGGTGATGTAGCCTGGTTTCTGTTGCTTCGGTTATGACTATATATTTCAGCTCTTCCAGGCCTTCCTTTTTTCGGTATGCTCTGAGCCTTCGAATATATTTAGCCAGCTCCTTCGCTGCCTGGTCAGGCTTTGGCTCTTTCGAGTATGTCAAGGTTATAAAAAGATCTCCAGGCATAAAGTTTGAGTTTATCTTTCTCGTAAGCCAGCGCTTACTTTCTACTGCATTGATTGCCTTCTGCCTGGGAGTGCTTACCTGTATATTTGATTTTCTCGGATAATATACGCCGGGTGTTCTTACTGTTTTATATCTTATGATCTCCAGCACTTGGCCGGATTTTATTTTTCTTTCATAATATGCCATGATATGGGCTCCCGTACGTTGTCTGTGTCGTAAAGTTAATTGCTAAACAAGGTCTTTAAAGGCCTCACAACAGGCCTTCAATTTTTGCTATGGATCCTTTGATTTTTCCCTTTCAAGGTGCTATACTATATGTAGTACGTTGTACCTGTGTCAAGGTAAAGAAAGATCACCGTATGCCCTCGCCGGGGCGTGCGGTGTTCTTTTCTTTAATCGTTATCTTCGTCTATATTGCTGAACGGTTTCGCGCTCAGGCGCGTTTCTTTAAGGTCCTTATAATATTTCCATTCCCAGCAGCCAGGCTCAGGGGCGGCGTATTTCCTTCTGCAGCCATTGCTTAAGGTGCCATATCGGCAGGTGCTGCAATCTCTTTTCACATGCTTATATGTGAGCTCCAGCAGCATCTTTAACTTAATGTTTTGCTTTACAAGCCGGTCCTTTTCTTCTTCGGCGCATTCGTGGCATAAGCTATGCCGGCTGTCTATCAAAGTGCCGCACCATGCGCAAGATGTTAGCCCGCTCATATTTCTTTTAAGATCTCTTTAATGGGTTTCCGGCTGCCTTTGATTTTAAGTACAGCTATAGCTACTGCCGGATAGACTATACCGGTAATAAAGCCAAAGCCGCCTATTAATACGATGAAATAAAATAAAAATGTGAAGGCGTCATAGTGTGTCACTATATCACTTCCTTATATCGGTAATATGCGTTCAGTATTTTTTCTGAATGCTGTGTAATGTATACGCCCTTACTTCTTAGTCTATTCGCTCCGGTCGGACCGTTGCTGTATCTAAGAAGGGCGCCGGCTATATCGTCGTTTTCCGCTCTTAAGTTTTCGGCTATGAGGTATATCCCGCTCAGGACATTTTGAAACGGATCCATAATATCTGTTACGCCCAGCTCTTCAGCCATACGCTGATGATTGATTATATTGATTTGCATAAGACCATAATCAGCCGTAGGGCTTATAACGTCAGCCTGAAAGCAGCTTTCCTGCTCTATAATGGCAATGATCAGACTCATAGGGACGTCGTACTTTTCGCAGTTGGATCTGATATAATCCTGCAGCTCATAATCAAGAGGAACGTCATAATATACCGGCAGCGTTGCTGCAGCTTCTTCGCCTGGATCCTCAGCCGGCTCTCTGGTAACAATTATGCTTGCTTCTTCAGCTGCGGCCTCCGGTTCCGACGGCTCCGATCTCTTACCTTCTAATATAATTACGGCTATAATTACTATGCTGATCAGAAACAAAAAGCTTATAGCAAAGGCTTTCCTTCTCAGATCTGATTTATTCATTTATATATCCTCTTAACTTACTGCCTTTTTCTTGCCGCAGCGTCTTAGATTTTCCTGCGTTTTTCGCTGTGCCAGGTCAGGATCATAGGCAAGCCTTCCGTTTTTATCGGTTTCGCCGGTATGTCCGCGCCGGAGCTCTTCGTATATAGTTGCCGGGTGGGCGCCTATTTTTACAGCGATACTTAATATACTGTCCTCGTTTAAGTACATTTCTGATATGATCATTCTGTCTTTGTACTTTAATCGTGCCATTTACACGCCTCCTTTTTTTGAATTGCCAGTTTATACATGTGCTTCATGTATCCCAGCAGCTCCTTCCGGATCCCGTTGTCGCTTGGTATGTCGGTGAAGTCATCGACTCCGTCGAATCCGACGAGAAAGCCGTCGCCGAAGAAGGAAGAGCCGAGGGAAGAGAGGGCGGGATTGAGGGGAAGGTCAAGAAGAAGACCCTCCTCATTACAAACGATAACGGCATCGGTCGTGAGCGCCACAGTCTCAATATGTCCTCCCACGATCTTCTGCATGTTCTTCAGCGTTGGGCTGATATTAGTGACATACGGGGGTCTGTCTACGGGGCACATGATAACGGTGATTTTTGCGGGCACGCTATTCTTCCTCCTCTTCTTTTTCTGTCTCTGTTTCTGCCTCTTTTCGGTTTATAAGGGCATAAAAATAAACCCTCTGACACCTTTAAGGTATCTTCGGGTTTAAGTATAGATTTAGCAGCTGCAAATGTCAATACCTAAACCCGAATAATTTGTAATAATTTTGTCACGTCACTGTAGCCAAAAAGCGATCATACAGCTCGTTTGATGTTTTCCAATTAAGCAATAGACGCGGATAATTGTTTATCCATTCTATTGCTTTTTTGATTTTGTCATTTGAGACGTGCGTAAAGTCTGTACCTTTAGGAAAAAACCATCTGATAAGATGTAGTGGTACTGATTATATAATAAGGGCCGGCGATATGATCTCCGGCTCTCTTATAAGTTCTTCTTTTAGTTTACTTTCTGTAGCATTTCTATTGGTTCAAGGACCTTTGTATGTGTCTTTATATAATTCATTGTTTCATATTTGGTATTTTGAGCAACGATTGCATCGTTTACATATTGATTAAGGCTTATATTTTCTTTCTGAGCACAAACAGCTGCTGCCATATGTACTGATGGAGATACGCGCACTGTAAACTTACCGCTATATTCGTTAATCGTCTCAATGGGCACAGTGGGAATTGCTATACCGCATTCTCTAGCAGTATCGAGCCAAACAGTTTCATTCTCTTCCAATTCATGTAATGCCTCTTCAATTGTATCCCCTTGGCCTACACATCCCTTTAAACAAGTACATTCAGCTACCCAAAACACATGCTCTTCTACTTGTGTACGATATACTTTGTAAGGGTACTGCATTTTTAGTCCTCCTTATATTCACCAATGAGATTAAACAAATCTTTCAGTTGCTTAATATATGCCTCACCTACTGTGTTCCCATGCCGCGGAATAGGCACGATTCTTCCTGACTCTTTGTGAACAACACGAAGATGTTTACCTCCAGACATAACCTTGCAACCAAACGCGGCAGCCAAAGTCTCAACCTCAGAAAATGTTATATCATTTCTTATGGGTTTACTGTAAAACTTATCTATTAACTTTTTAAGTTGAGACAAACGGCTCCGCCTCCTTAACTCTCACTGCGTGTCTCATGGTATCACATGTGCCACCATTTTGTCAACTTAAAATTTGTTAACAAATATTAACATTAAATAATACCGCCAGGCATTCACCTGGCGGCTTACTTTTTACTTGTACGGGTTGTTCTTATCTGTCTTTGCTCCGGTGCCGGCCATCCACATGAAGTATTTTTGTGACTTTGTTACATTTTTCAGCAGATCAAGATAAGCTGTTGCCTCGGCCTGTTTCAGATAACCGTTTTTATCGGCGTCTGCATCGGTTATATATTTGTAATATACATACCCGTCTATATCTCTTGCAAGCGCTTCCTGATAATTGTTATATGACTTATCAGAGCCGCTGTAGAAATACAGCTCCGCGGTTTCTTTTTTAGGCAGATTTAATGCCTCAACTGCTTTTTGTCTCTCTGCCCTATCAATAGCGCCGTTTTCATCTGAATCAGCAGTGGTCATCAGCTTATAATAAGCTTCTGCTTCAATTCCCTTTTCAAGCGCCTTCTTGTACTTCTCATAGGCTGAATCCGACCCGCTGAAATACAGCTCGGCTTTCTTTTCGTAACTAAAATCGGTTTGATTAAGTGCGTTTTTCTTTTCTTTATTGGTTTTGCTGCCGTTGCCGTCTGCGTCAATACTGGCAAGATAATCCTTGTACTTACTATAGTTATTAAGGTTATTCTGCAGCCGGTTGGCTTCTTTATCCAATGCGTCAAGCGCTTCCAGCTCTTTTGTCTGCTTGACAGATAAGGATTTAAAGCCGCTGTCAATATATTCCTGAGCTTCCGGGAAGGCCCACTTTCCGGCTATTGTACCTCTGATATAGTTAAGCGGCGTTTTTGCTACGGGATATTTAAGCTTTTTATTGCCTTCCTTATCGTAGGTATAGCTGCCGCCTTGTGCTACTGTAGTGACGCCTTCAATGGTCTTTCGTGCCTGGTTTCCTCCAAACGGCGGCAGCAGCGTGAATAGTGTCGGTTTCAGGCCTTCGTACAGGTTCTGCGGTACGGCCTTGCCTTTGCTTTCAAGCGCTTTCTTGAGGTCGTTCCAATCAGGCAGCGCTGACTTGATCGGCACCCTGCCGCCACCCAGCACGCCGCCTATAAACGGCAGATCCTGAGCAAGATCTTCGCCGGCGTTCGTGGCAGCGTCCCATAATCCCTTATCATCTGCAAATATATCCTTTAAGAAACGGTATATAATTGCGAACGGGTTAAAAGTGGGATCATACCCGAATAGCCATTTGAATGCCAGACCATAAAAACAAGTCTGCAGCAGCTTCTGCGTAAGGGCTGTTGAAAATCTTGCTATATCCGCTTTGCTCCATTTTGCCTTATCTTTGCCGCCGAGCTCCCGGGGAAGGTCCTCAAAATAATGCTGCAGCTGATTGTTTACTTCAACCTGGAACATCGTGAATATTTTGGTCAGCGGATTCTTTTGGTCGAATATTACCGGCTTCGCGCCTTTGGATCTGTCTGCCATAACAGACGCTGCCCAGCTATCTGCTTCCTGCATCGCCTTGTCATAGTCTACTGCTTCGCCGTTTTTCTGTGCGTTTTCAATGTTCTGCAGATACCGGCCTATTGTTAAAGTTTGCGACGTAAACTTATCAATCAGCTCCATCGGCATGCCGGCGATCTCTGCAGCTCTTTCAAGTTTTGATTTTTTCGCCAGGCTTTCTGCGCCCTGCCTGTTGGTAAGAAAGTCTGATTTGATTTTTAGTGCTTCCGTTGACGCCTGATCGGTTATGACCATCTTCATGGCTTTGGCCATGTTCTTAGGGCTTACTTCATATGACGACACCTGAAACAGCGGTATAAAGTTTGTCAATGAGCTTGACATGTTACCAGCGATCATATTCGCCGCTACTCTGTTTTCAAGCGCCGTTATGAAGCTATAGAAGCCTCTGCTAAATTCTTTCTCAGCGTTACGGTCAAACGTGCTCTTTTTGCCGGCCAGCAAATTTGTATACTCGCGCAGCCAAGTCACAAAGTTAGGCAGCTGCTTTATGTTTCTGCCGGTGATCTCCGCCTTACGGGAGTCATACTCTTCCTGGCTTATATCTTCTTCCTCACGGAGTTTATCAAGCATTTCCTGCTTGCCTTCGTCGGAATACTTATATCTCAGCACGTCCTCAAAAGCGCGCAGCCGCTGTATGTTGTCAGTATGGTATATGACGTTGGTGGCAGCGGACATGTATTTCTGCAGGCCTTCGAGTGCGTCGTAGGTCGTTTTATTTCCGCGGCGTTCCTGCAGGTTCCGCATATATGGCTTGCCGGGTTTAAAGCCTTCAGTTATACCGGCAAGGTTTGTCGGCAGTACAGCGTCTGAAATATCTGTACCGGTAAGCTTTGCTGCCAGGGCAAGTATGCTGCCGCTGTTCTCGTTCTCGTCAAAGTGCGGGAAATAGTTCTTTCTGTATTCCGGGATCTCGTAACCATTGCGCAGCAGCGTTGCTTCAAGGTCCTCAAACAGTTCGTTATATACTTCCCTGAAGGTGTCAGCTGCAGCCTTTATCCTGGCTTCGTCTACTTTGAGCCGGCTCAGATCTTTTTCGTTTATAAGGCCTTCACCGTATAGCTGTACGAGTCCGCTTTCTGATACGTTCTGGATCCCGCCGTATTTGTCGCCTACGTCTACTTCATATTTTCTTTCGGTTCCGAGGTCAAGCGCTATTATACGCTCTGTTATATCGTTGATACGCCTGATTCTTTCGGCTTCTGCGCTGTGAATAGGCAGTATAAGCGATTCGATAAGCTTCTGAGCTTCGGCGCGGTTTCCGGTAATTCTGTACATTGCCCGCTCCGGTGTGGTCGTGGATAATGATATACCGGCTTTAGGATCCTTCCATGTATCGGAGTTTGCCGCAAGGATCTCCGCTGCTTTACGGTATGCAGCCTTCGCTCTGTGCTTATGTTCGTCGTGCAGCTGCTTTAGTTCGTTGTATTCGCGCTGTAGATCTGCGAGCTCAGTTATAGCCTGGGCGTTAGGTCCTTCCGGTGCTGCGTCTATCAGGCCTTCCGTCAATGCTTTCAAGGCTTTGGTTTCACGCGGGGAAAGCAGCGTTTTTCTTTTCGCGCGTTCTATCTCCCGCTTGAGCTCTTTCATTCGCTTTTCGGAATTTTTCAGTTTGTCCTGGTCATTAAGTATACTTTCTGCAAGCGCTGCCTTAGCGTCTGCTTCTTCGTTTAAGGCTGTACGTTCTACTTCGTATTTAATGGCCTTTAGTGAATCGTCAGTATACTTCCGGACCGCTTTGTCAAACTTATTCTTTATATACCCGCTCAGCTCTTTATTGCCGTCGGCGTATTTATCCAGCGTGACTTCTATAGTCCTGAAGCTGTTGGCCACTTCGGCTATTTTAAGCAGCTGATCTGTCGGGTTAATTATATTGGTCGGGAATAGCTCCGGGTATCTTTCGCTCAGCTCTTCGTAGTACGTATCTACGCTATTGCCTTCGTTGGCCAGGTTAAGCTTGCCAAAGCTGGATTTTCTGAATTCTCCGTAATCGGCTATATCAGACTTGATCGTGTCGCTTACTTTTATCCTGGTTTCACGCAGTTCTTTTTTTAGCGCGTCGTACTGGTCGCTGTAGGTCTTTATAGCTACAAGGCCTTTGTCCCAGGCTTCCCGGAACAGGGTGCTTATCGTTGTGGCAGTAGGTCTGCCGTTGGCTGCGATCTCTTCGTCTATAGTTGCTATTATATCGCTCAGCTCGTCACGCAGGACGGAAGGCATAGAAAATGCTTCCGTTATACTCTTTACGAGTCTGTTGCGGGCGCGGTTCTGGTATTCTGTGCTGCGCTTATTGCCGCTTATTTCCCGCGCTTCGTCTGATTGTATGCCATACTTTTCTAGCAGCTCCGGCGAGATCTTACGGCTTTCACGGGTGTTGCCTTTGCTTGTTTCATTTGTTGCATTCTTGTTTTCTGCATTGTTTTCTAATGGTGCCCGGATTATTTGATCGTCATGGAATGCAATGTACGACATGCCCTCTTTTTCAAATTCATTAGGATAGGCAATTCCGTCATAGCCTTTACTTTCCATTATTTCACGCAGCCTTACCGAGGCAGGCGAATCATAGCCGTCTTTTATACCCGCTATATTAGTGATTTCATCATACTCAGCATCATTTATAATTCCTTCACGCCATAAAGTCCATGCTGCTTGTAACGCGTGCCAACTGTATTGATCCCGACTTACCATAGCCGGATTCTGTATATTTTGATATGCCCTTATAAATATAGGGTTGGTATAGCCCTTGTTTGCAGCCCTTTGTTCTGCTTGGGCTTTTGTACCAAAATGGAACCCTATATCTCCATTTTCAAACTGTTCAAAATCTGTGTCCGTAACGTGGTACGTTGCCAATGGTAAGCTGTTATTATCTACTATTGCCGTACCGTTTAGCTTTTGGGCGTCAGCTTCATTTATCTGTTGTCCTTCACTATCCTTAATTCGAGTATTTCCTTGGCCTTCTTTGGATCCATTCCAAAGCGTAAAGCGTCGGCTATCATTTCTTCCGACTGTGCTTTGTAATGGTCGTATTGTTCCTGTGTCAGCCAGCGCTGCTCTCCGTCCATTTCCGCCAGTATCTTGCGTTCTTCTGCCATTTTCTGTTTCTCCTTCAATGTTCAGTTTCCTGCTGAAGCGGGCATCTTCAACACTGTTTACCTTTGCCAGGCGATCATTAGTGTCTCCTTGTTTATATTCTAATACATTTACGCCGGCTTCTATTAGCTTTTGTATTAATTCTCCGTCAGTTCCTTGCGGTATGATGGCCGCACGTACTTCATCAAAACGTACTGCTCTTTCCGGTTTTGCCTCAAATATATTTACCGGCATTTGAGATATATCAAATAGCAAATTCCGTATATTATCAGCTAATTGATTATCAATTTCATACTGATACTGCGAAAATGCTTTTTTTATGCTGTCCACAGTTATTATCTTCTGTTCGGTAATTTCCATTAAGATATTACCAATACGATCCATTTCAATAAATGAATTATCATATTTACTGTGAGACTTTTTATTATATATGTCACTCATTACCGAAGAAAGCCGTTTAGAAAGTGCGTCGTTTATTTCTGTAGCTTGTTCTTCAGTTAAATGCTGTAAGCGGTTTTCATATTGGTGCATTTCTGCAATGTTTGAAAACCTCTTTGCCATACCTGCACGTAAAGACTTAACGCCGTAAAAGCCACTGACATTTCTGCTGTTACCGTTGTTTTCATTTGCCATTGCTTTAGCAATGTTTTCCAGTGTTACCGGATAATGTGTCGCGGAAAAACTGCGAGAATTGCCGCTGCTGGTATATCTATCTCTGCCGTTGTATATGCCGCTGCTTTTTTCTATGCCATCAAAAAGGTTATGCAGCCAGGTTTCATATTCTGCTTTATTAACTGCTTCACGGATTGCTTTATTAGTCGCTTCAATATTAGTAACAGTAGTTTTCTTTTCAGATCCGTTATTAATATAATTACGCATCTGAAGCGCTTTTCTGGTCTGTGACGCAACTGATTCATTTTCGAGAACATTGTTGATTTCCTCCAATGTAAACCCGAGTGAAGTCATATAACCACGGTATGCTTCTTCAAATCTGTCGCCGTATTTAGCCCACCATGCTTTCCTAATGTCTAAAGGATTTTCGCCAGGTTTAGCTGCCAGCTCCTGGAATGCTTCTTTTCCTATTGCATTAATAAAATAATCGTAAAATGCTACTGTATTATCATCTAAGCGTTCTACGTTTTCTGTTGTAACAGTAGCGGGCACTTCTTTCCCTTGATCCATCAGGAAAAGTTTCATCATATCTACATTATCTTTTTCTTGTTCAATCAATGCAGCTTCGCCGCCTACACGGTCAAGCTCATTGTCTGCATAATTAGCCCACGCATAAAGCGGCCTTGTTGCTTCATTGCCGAACTGTTTATATAATTCATAATATTTGTTTCTCAGCTTACCGGCTACCTGTTCATTTACTTCATATTCTACTGAGGGAAATGTTGGCGTCCATGCGTCAGCTGAGTAGACCGTGTTGCGTCTGTCTGCCTTTGGATCTATAGTATTCTTGTCCATAACAAGAGTTATGTTACCAAAGTTTGTATGAGGTATAGAGGTTTTTGTAACAGCAATAGAAGGCATAGGGAAACCACCCAAGTCAAGGGCTTTAGCCAGCTTGTCTGCATTAAGATTATGCAATGCAATCAAGTTTGACGTTTCCTCAACGGGTAATTTCATAGAGAATTTAATGTGGTCTGTTAATCCGGCATTATCCCCTTGTTGATTTTCACCGCTGCCCTCGTTATTTCTGTCGGGTGAGCTTTCAATATTTCTCCGTCCATTTTGCTCTTCACCCAGTTGATGAACTCCATTATTTTCTGTTCTGTATTCAGCATTATTAATATTAAAACTTGATCTTCCATGTCCATAGGTATCTGTTCGTTTATTGATTGTATCAGCATTATCAATGCTTGTTCGTATGGATTGTTTTCTGGTAACATTTCTGCTGATTCTCCTTTTGTTATCAACATAATTTGTTTTTTCTAAGATTCTATACCTTAATGGGGCATCATCAGACGCCTCAATAATATACCATGCTCCAAGATATGGTACTATTTTTCGATCCCCTGATTTGACATTTTTTCCATGTGCCCACCGTGATGCTCGTTCGTTAGCATCACTGTGGCTTTCATTGTAAGGTGGGAACGTATCTCCTAATATTATTTTTTTACTTTCTTTCTCATTTATTCCTTCAGCATAAGCTGTTGCATTATTAAGGGCTGCTGCCCAAGCCTCCCGGAATTCTGCCAGCTGGTAATCCGTTCGGGCTGCTGTTCCCAATATTTCATTTTCTGCTGCCGTTGTTCTTTCATTGCCCAGGCTTCCCAGGCTAAGCTGATGTATTATGCTGTCTACTATATCAAGGATCTTCTGGCCGAGCTGACGATTAATGCCTACAAGCTTTTCAAATTCACTTACATTATTGCAAAGATCTCTTGCATAATGAGCTGTTAATTCTTCCCTTAGCAGCTCCGGAGTGATCATGTTGCCGTAGCTTGCTTTAATTGTTTTTATAGCATTGGCCAGCTTGCCGTTGTCGCGCATCTGGCTCAGTGCTATCTTTTCGAGTTGATCATATTCTGCAGGGCTGGTTTCTTTAAGCCGGTGAGTTACTTCGTGTGACAATACGGTAACAAGGGGATTGTCTGTATTCATTGATATCTGTAAGGTCCTTGTTTCCTTAAGATATCGGCCGTTCTGACTTGGAAGATCGTCAACGATCTCTATAGTTACACCTATAAGCTTGCCGAGCCTGTCCAGGATCCTTCTGGTCCTTCTGTTGAAGCGCCGGCTGTTGCTGTTCTCTTTAAGTCCTGCATTAGGATTCTCGCTGCCTTTGCGTACTGTACGCTCCGGCATTTCTGCCTGATCATCTATAAGCTCGTTATAAGCTTTTGCATTTTCATCATAACCCGTATTGTCATTATTTGCAATATTTGCCTGGCTGGTTGTCTGGTCTAATATCGAATACAGCACGTTTATGGCAGCGTCATTGCCCGCTATCTTATCTTTTACAGCTGTTTCGGCTTCGCTGAGCTGCACGCCTTTGGCGATCTTTTCTATGACCGGAGCCATCTCCTGAGCTGCCTGTTCATCTACTCCGGCGTTGACAAGTGCTGCCTGGTAGTCGGCCGCTGTCTGCATTGCAGGCATTGCCGGCGCTGCATTGTTTTGATCTTCTGCAGCAGCTGTATAGTTCTGCTCTTCTGTATTCTGCGGTAATGTCCGGCGATCCATTTCATCTGTTGCCGCAACTTCGGAAAGGCTTCCGCTTTCGTCGACAAGGCCGGCGGCAATAAGATCCTGCCATTCTTTACTGTCTGCAGTAAGCCCTATCTCGTCAGGCGTTATCGGTGTGCCGGGTTCCATTTGTCCTATGGCGTCAAGTGCTTCGTCAGTTAATGCTGCCAGGGCTGCCGCTTGTTTTTGGTTCCACTTCGTTCCGGATTGGCCTGTATAGCCGCTGCCTTCCGCTGTGGCAGCGTTATAAATGCTGGATATACCTCTGAGCCTTGCAGCAATGTCGTTGGTTTTAGAAGCCTTAGCGTTGATATAATTCATTGCCGCTTTGTTCGCTGCTACTTTTACGGCGTCGGATCCGCTTATATCAGCCTGGTTTAATACTTTGTTTATTATCGGCGCGAGCTCTTTGGCGTTGGCCGGAGTCTCGCCGTTGTCCATAAGCTTAGTCTGTATGTTGTTTGTGTTTACGGTCGTCCTGGTATAGTTGAGCCCTACACCCAGACCGCCAAGCAGCAGAGCACTGAAGGCGCCGCCTGCAGCTGCGCCCAAAAGTTCAGTGAGTTTAAATTTTGCGTCAGGATCTGCAATAGATTTATCGTATACGTAGTTGGCCAGGTATGACGCTACTTCCTCGCTGGCTTCATATCCCATCTGCCTGAGAATATCACTGAAGGCTCGCTGTACGCTAGGATTCTTTATAAGTTTTGCGACCCATTTTATAGGCGCCTTTTCGGTGCCTTTGACAATGCTCAGGAAATTATCCAGGGAAACGATCTCTGTTGCTGCTTCAATTCCTCCGGCGACGGTACCACGTATAAAAGCTTCTCCGGCGCTGCCGCCCCGGGAGCTTATCTCATACACCTTATCGCCGGCAGCAATGGCGCCCATAACTGCCAATGATACGGCAGGACCTACTACAGGAATAAGGCCCAGCGCCATGCTCGGAAGGTTCTGGCCTACGCTCATAAGCTGCTCACCGACCCAGGCGCTGGCAGGATCCAGCCCTTCAAGCGCTTTCTGCTGCAGCTCTTTGGCCTCCTGCATTTTCTTCATGTTTTTGCTGTTCTCGGTCGTGAGTACAGTGCCGTATTTGCTCATTTCTTCCTGAGCCTTTTTTACGGATTCTTTGGCATTCAGATCCGGACGGCTGGGCAATGCTCCCAACGCCATAGTCGTAGGATCCATAAGCTTATATGCTTCTTCCGTATCATAAAGCTTAATGCCCTGGCGTGCCGCTTCCCAATTACCCATAGCCTGGCCAAACTGCTGTGACGTGTTTGTATCTTTGGCCATCTTATAAGCTGATTCTGCATACAGCTGCGGCGCGTAGAGCATACTTTTTGCTGTTCCGGCTGCGCCGGTTGCCAGCCTCGACAGCTCAGTGCTCGGCATATATACTTGGCCGGTATAGGCGGCATTATTAAGCGCTCCGCTCTTAAGTTCCAGCTCGAAGCGGCGCAATGCTTCCGCCTGATCTGCTGCATTTGTTGAAGATATAAGCTTTCCGACGGTCGTAAGCTTATTTGCATTATTGCTGTTCTGTTGTGCGGCAGCAGCTGCAGCATAAGCCGCCTGTTCGGCGGCTTTTTGCGTTGCTGCGGGTGTCTGATTTAATTGTTCTCTGTAAGCATTAAGCTTGTTTACATGTTTATCGTATTCTGATTCTTCTGTTAATACAGTAGTGCTTTTGCCTTCTATTTTGTTTTTATAATCATTGAGCTTTTTCAGGTGATCTTCATAGGCCATTTTTTTGCCTCCACTTAATAAGATCTGATAAGTGCAATACCGGTTGAAGCGTCTATTTCTCCTGTATCAATGGCGCGGTTGACGTCAGCAACAAGCGCGTCCCTTCTGTTTTTGTAATAATCATTAGCTATACGGTCAAATATAAGCGCAGCAGTACCGGTAAATCCTGTATCATTAGTTATTTTGTTTAGGTTACTGTACTGGTTCGGATTCGCCGCCGGTGCCGCTATTCTTATTCCGAAGTTTGCCAGCATTTGAGCCGCATATTCGTCATAACTGAGCTGTCCACTTTCGTATAGGCTCTGAAGCTGTGCTGCAGTTAAGCTCTTTGGTCCTGTATCATTGCCGGTATATGGTGTGCCTGATGATTTTGTCTGCGTAGCCTGAGACGCAAGTGCTGCAGCATATGCCGCCTGCTCGGCAGCGGCCTTCTCAGCTGCTTCCTGCTGTGCCTGCAGCTCAAGCAATGCGTATTTTTCAGCGTTGCCGGCCTTGCTTGCGTCCCCGCTTAATCTGAGGTTTTCGATTGCCGTATCAACGTCGTTAAGCGCGTTCGCTCTGTTCCTTTCGCTGCTGGCCAGATTGTTTTCATAATTGAGCCTTGATTTAAGGTCCATTGTGTCAGCTGTTCCCGTAGCAAGCGCGGAATTCTTATAAGGTGAATACATCTGCTCCTGGCGGTATGCAGCGTATGCCTGTTTGGCCAGATCGTCATAGTTCTGATTGATAAGGTCCTTCTGAGAAGTCAGGGAATTGACTCCGCTCTGGATCTGTGCGTCAATGGCCGCGTTGGCAGCGTCCTGCATGGATCCATATATACTGTTTGAGCTGCCGCTGCCGCTGGAGCTGCTGCTCTTGTTCTTTTTGGTCCCGCTTTTGGTTATAGACGTTGGACCGGAGAATTCCTCTGTTTCATATCCATAATACTCTGACGGTGTAAGCCCGCTGTTTTTATATGCCTGCCATTCCGCATATGCGTATTCAACGTCGCGCTCGTCGTCATACTTCTGGCGGAAATAATCTTTCGGATCATCAAAATACTGGATAGGTTTTAACCCGGTTTCTGGTACTGCCATTTTACTATACCTCCATTGTCTTAATTATTGCTTGTATGCCGTATTTTTCTATCTGGCGCTTATATATTTCTGCCTGTTCTTTACTGCTAAAAGCTCCGACTTGCACGATATACCGGACCTTTTTGCCCGGTGTCCCCGGTGTCGCTGTCGGTTCTTTAGGTATCGGCTTTCCTAAATAATTTAATATGCCTTTGGCAATAGCTATCCCCATAGTCTGCCGCTTGGCAAAGGTGCTGACTTTCAGGTAGTCTTCCGAATCTAAAAAGGCACATTCGATTAATGTTGCTGGGTACTTGACCTCTCTCACCATGTGGTAATAGTCTTGCCCGTTTGATAAGAGACTAGTCTTGATTCCGCGGGAATTTTGTCCTATCTCTTTCACGCAAGCCTCAATAGCTGCCGCAAGTTTTTTAGATTCCTCACTCTTGGATTGATAAAATGCTTCAAATCCCTGCGCTGTTTTATTTGCGGCGTTGCAGTGGATCTCTACAACTGCGTCCCGGGGCAGCGCGTTTGCCTGGGCTGATTTCTCGTATAACGACATATATCTGTCGTCTGTCCTGGATATAGTTACGGTTTGATTTGCAGCCTGAAGATAGTCACGACAGGCCAGCGCTATATCAAGCACGACCTCAGACTCTTTTAATCCGTGGCCCTCTGTACCGCCGTCTCTGCCGCCGTGGCCAACGCCGATATATATATTACTCATTGTCGTTTTCTCCTTCTTGAAGGCCTTCGTGAAAACTGTCACAAACATCTTCAATCAACATGCGCAGCTCCAGATCTGTGTATGTTATGCCTTTGCTGTCTAACCATTCTCTTGCCGCCGCTATAGCCTTTTCCAGCTTTTCAGGACCGTCTAGATCCTTATACATCTGCCGGACCGCTTTGACTACGCTCTTAACTACAGCGCGCTTCTGCTTATCATCACAATGCTTCTGATAAATATTTTTGATCTCATTGCCGATAATACCGGCAACGAATACCAACACGGCATATATGATCATAGATCCATACTGTGATATAAATTCATGGTACATTATTCATCACCCTTTCTTATTATCGGCTCCAGGGTATCAATACGCTTGTGCGCTTGCTTCGTTGATTCCTCTACTTTTACAAGGCGCTCCTGCAAATCTTTCATATCGGTTTTAATGCCCCGAATATCTGTTTTGATCTCTTCGACGCCTTTATCTATGCTTTCAAGTTTTACGATCATAGTCGTGAGCTGTGTCGTTTCCGTTTCGGTGTCCTTGCGGTTATTACGCTTAATATTGACAGCTCCGGAATACAAAGCAAAGGCTACTGAAATAACTGATATAAGCAGCGCAACTTCTATTGTCATGACTTCACCACCCAGCCGTCTACTCCAGGCTCTGATACGTTATAATCTCTGGTGCTTATCCATATCTGATTATTATGGTATACTTCGTCGCCTGTCATATATGCGTCTACGTCGCCGTAAGGTTGGACCCAATCATAATAGCCGTTTGTTATACCGATCTTTTTATATAAGCTTACAGCCTGATCGGGCGGCCACTGAACTGCTGACGTATGGTTAAGCAGGACCATATACAGCTGTGCGTCGCCCATCGGCGTATATCCCCAGCGGAATATATCTGCAGGCGTGCCATTTTGAAGGTCCCTGGCTTTATATTGTTTGCCGATCTCATACTCCGGAAAAACAGAGGCGCACTGCAATATCGCGTCTTTGTTTTGTTCCGGATCCAAAGAACATATAAAGATCTGCACTGCTCTTCGGAACTCTGCCATCATTTGAAGCTTATTCATTTGATCCACCTCCAAGCAGTACACTAAGCAGCTCGTTGATCTCATCAATTCTATCCTCATCTGACGGATCAGGTTCCAGCGGCTCACCGTCACGATAAAACGTACCGTCCTCAAATTCGTCGCCTATATGTACAGGATATTGTCCTATATCCCATATCGTTGTACCTATAGGGAACGACATGCCCCTTATGCCTTCATCACTGCATATGATGATATTTTCAACATTTCCGTTGATAATTACTGCCTTTTTCATGCTCATGCTGCAAACCCCCATCTTACTATTACTATGCCGGACCCGCCTTCTTTACCGGTAAAAGCGGGCCAGCCTTGCCCGCCGCCTCCGCCGCCTGTGTTGGCTGTTCCTGCCGTACAGCCGTTTTGACTTTTAAGACCCCTGCCTCCGTGGCCTCCGCCTCCGCTGCCGCCATCACCGCCGGCGCCTGGGCTACTTGCTGGGAATCCTCCGCCGCCGCCTCCGCCGGCGTATAAAGTACCCTCTGCTTCACCAAAGGCCCGAGTTGTTGTGCCTTGTCCTCGGTAATAGTCTCCTGTTGTAATTTCTGTATGAGTATTATAGCCGCAAGTATAGCCACCTTCGCCGTCACTGCCTCCTTTGCCTGCGTGCCTGTTAGAGCTTGAGGTTCCGGCCTCTCCTCCGCCGCAGCCTCCGCAGGAGTCGTATCTCTGGGCAGCGTTTTCTACATATCCTTTTTTCCCTCCCTGGGCTGTAATATTGTTTCCGACGCTTGTTGTTCCGCCGTTTGCGTGTGCGTCGCCTCCGGCTCCTATCGTTACGGTATAGCTTGTATTTGCTGCCAAATTAAGCGTTGCTGTTGTTGTATATCCTCCGGCGCCTCCGCCGCCATATGTCGTATTACCTTCACCGTCGTCATATGGAGGCGCTCCGCCGCCTCCGCCGCCGACGGCAAAAACTTGATAATTTGCCTTTGCCAGGCTTAGGGTCCCGCTGGTATATAGCTCTATATATCCTTGTACTGCGTCTCCGAATATGGCATATGATCCTGTATACGTCGGCAATGTTATGCCTCCGCCTTCTGCTCCGGCGTACAGGCCTAATCGTCTTGATATTCTCATTATCCGAGCGCGCCTCCTAATATCCAGGTATTTGTGTCTATCTTTTTCAGTACGGCGCAACCATGCTGCTCCGCTATTGTTAGAGCGCT